TGCCGTTATCGATCTCGCGAAAGCTCAAAGCGAGCTAATTAAAAAATCTGATGATTTACGCGCCAAATTAGAGGTGTTAGAGCTTAAAAATAAAGGTCATGCTAAGGCATCTTATGTGTTGGCAGGTCTTTATGAAGTACTTGGTGTTAAAGGTGCTGAATACTCAAAGGTTCTTAATGCTATTGCCAATGGTGACGTAGCGGCCGCACAGGCAGCCGCAACTGCGATCAACTTATCCGCCGAACAATTACAAACCATGCTAGACATGGGTAAAAAGATTGAAGGGTTATTTGATACAGATACTAAGGTAGCCACCATTGAAACAAATCTCAAAAATAATAAGTCGTCAGATAATGCTCGTGAAAATTGGCTTAACTTTTACGATGAAATTCGCAAGAAATCGTCATCAACTCTAGGCGAAATTAACCTTGAAGAAGTGCGGATGTTTCAGCGTCTCGATGAACATATACGCAAAGGGGTTGTATCTCACCAAGAGTATGAAACAGCGAAGACGGCAATTACAGAACGATTTGCGAAACAGCGTCTTGAACTCGCCGGCAAATATGCGCCTGAAAAATTGCTTAAATCAAACCTTACGGAAGATTTAGGCGGCATTGAAGAATTGCGGTCCGCCGGTCAATTAAATGCTGACGAAGCAAGAAAAGCTGCTCAGCAAATGCAATTTAATTACGCACAGCAGATTTCTCAACAGGCAGTTGATCCATTAAGTAAACTACGGGCAATCTACGACCCTCAACAGGAAACGCGAAACAAACAAGCGGAAGAATTGGCGCAGTTGCAGGCATTTAACGAGCAGAAACTGATTACCGAAGAAGAGTTCCAGCAACGCAGACAGCAGATCATCGATAAATACAAAAATGACGAGTTCCAACGCGAAATGGGGCAATACGCCACAGGTCTGAACGATTTGGGCGGGGCATTTGGTAATTTGGCATCTGCTGTTGAACAGTCGGCAGGGAAACAATCCGCCGCTTATAAAGCGATGTTTGCGGTATCGAAAGCCTTTGCGATTGCTGAATCAATGGTAAAAGTTTCTCAAGCTGTTGCTAATGTGATGGTAACAGGTCTAACCCCCGCAGAAAAATTTGCCAACATGGCGGCTGTTGCGGCTGCTGGTGCGAATGTTATTTCGCAGATTATGAGCGTCGGATTTGCCACCGGTGGTTATACCGGCGACGGCGGGAAGTATGCGCCGGCGGGTATTGTTCACCGAGGGGAATATGTCATCACAAAAGAAGCCACGAGCCGTTTAGGACGTGGCTTTTTAGATCAGCTTAACTACGGCGCTCCGCGTCGTGGCTTTGCTAATGGTGGCGGTGTAAGCGTGCCTGAATTGCCTAACTATGGCGGAAACATCGGCCGGAGTAGCGGTAACATCACCGTGAAAGTGATCAACAACGGCGAACCAGTTTCCGCCAGCGTGAGTAGCGAGCAAAACGGCGATGAATTGCAAATTACCGTTGAGCTTATGCGGCAAATGGATCGCATTGCGGATATGCGCTATCGCAAAAATCAGCGCGAAGATATGCGTAGTGGTGGGGCGTTTAATCGGACGTAATGAATGAGGTAATAAATGGCACTTGATATTTTGCCTTACTGCCCGAAACCGGGTTACACAGTCAAAAACGAACCGCGCCGGAAAGTGAACAAGTTCGGCGACGGTTACGAACAGCGTATGGTGGACGGATTAAATCCATTATTGCGCAAATATTCGCTGACTTTCAAAGTTCAGCATAAAAGCGCGGTCGATTTTGACAGATTTTTAAGAAATAAAGGCGGCGTAACCGCCTTTTTATTTCGCGAAAAAGCCAATGATAACCAGTTGATCAAGGTAGTTTGTCCCGAATGGAGTAAAACCGTCGGGAAGACGCACACTGAATTTAGTTGCAGCTTTGAAGAGGTGGTGTAATGCCAAAGCCAATACCGCGCGATATGCGACAAGAATTACCGAAACTTGAGCAGGGCGCGCTAATTGAACTATGGGAAATTGACTTGCGGCACATTCACAGCGCGAGCAATCCTGCGCAAAAAGGCGAGTTATTGCGGTTCCATAACGGCGTAAATCAAGGCCATCAAAACGTATTTTGGCAGGGCAATGAATATCAAGCCTATCCGATCAGCGCTGACGGCTTTGAATTATCCGGACAAGGTCCAAGTAACCGCCCGACTTTGACTATCTCGAATATGTACGGGATTGTTACCGCTCTTGCCGAAGATTTCGGGCAGGGATTGGGCGCAAAGGTTACGCGGCGCTTGGTGTATGCGCAATTTCTTGATGCTAAGAATTTTGCTGGTGGAAATACGAAAGCCGACCCGACGCAGGAATCAATCAGTTACTACATTATCGAGCAGTTGAAATCATTAACTGATGACGTGGCGACGTTTGAACTTGCTTTGCCGGCCGAAACAGATAATGCGCGCATACCTATTTTGATGATCACGTCCGACACCTGCATTTGGCGTTATCGCAGCGCGGAATGTGGCTATACCGGTCCACCGGTGGCTGATGAGTTTGATAAACCGACAACCGACGCGAAAAAGGATAAGTGTTCGCACTGTTTGCGTGGTTGTAAATTACGCTGGGGTAATGATACCGCTTTGCCTTTCGGCGGCTTTCCGTCCACCACACAATACGGTAACTAAATAATGAAAATTCCTGATAATTTAAAGCAAGAAATACTTGATTACGCTAAACGACAAGAGCCGCGCGAAATGTGCGGTTTTGTTGTTTTGGAAGACGGCGAAAAAGTATTTTACCCTTGCCCGAACATTTCTTCCGATCCGGAAAATTATTTCGAGATCGACCCGGAAGAATGGATTATGACAAGCGAAATTGGCGAGATTATCGCGTTAGTTCACTCCCACCCGAACGGTCTGCCGTATTTATCAACCGCCGACCGTATGTGTCAGACCCGGTGTGCTACGGCGTTTTGGTTGGTGGTGGATAATGAAATTTTACAGTTTCGACCTGCGCCGGCGTTACTGGGGCGTAATTTTATCAATTATCACCAAGACTGCTCGCAGTTGGTATTAGATGCCTATATGCTGGCTGGTTTGGATTTTGGGCGACCAAAGCCGCCAGCGGGCTATGATTTTGAATGGTTTGAAAGCGGTCAGAATCTGATTGAAGAAAATTTAGTGCGGTTGGGGTTTGAAAAGCTCACCGAAGAACCGGCGCAGCTTGGCGATGTGGTGTTGTTGAAAATTTGTAGCCCAGTGCCGAATCATGCCGGCATCTATCTCGGCGATCAAACAATGCTACATCATAGTGTAGGGCGATTATCCGCGCGTGTGCCGTATGACGGAGCATGGCTGCGATCAACGCATAGCATTTGGAGACATAAGCAATGGCGACAATTACATTTCACGGCGATCTTAAACGATTTATTGATTCCCCCTTTGAATTAGAAGCGCGGTCGTTTTCCGAGCTAATGAGCGGCTTGTTGACGCAGATTAACGGACTGCAACAACACCTGCGCAAAGGTTATTACAAGGTGCGTATCGGCAAGCGTTACCTGACGGAAGAACAGATAAAGACTAATCCACAGATGACGCTCACCGAGGAAAGCACGGTGCATTTTACGCCGGTTATTGCCGGCGCAGGCAAGGGGCTTGGTATTGGTCAAATTGTTATTGGCGTGATTTTAATTGCTGCGTCATGGTATGCCGGCGGTGCGGCGGGGTGGGGTTATTTGGGAACGCAAATGGGTGCAACATTGGCTTTTTCTATGGGTGCGGCGTTGGTCTTATCCGGCGCAATGAGCCTATTAACTCAAATCCCCTCAATGGATGCTGCAACTGGTAAAGAAAGCGAAAAGAAACAAAGTACTTCATTCTCAAACATTAAAAATCTCACGCCGCAGGGGCGACCGATCCCGCTATTGTACGGTGAAATGTTGACAAGTCTTGTGCTTATTTCGCAGGGCGTTGAAACGTTTGATGATATGGACACGCTAAAGAAAGGGTAGTTTATGGGTGGTGGAAGTAAAGGTGGTGGCGGTCATACACCGTATGAAGCGCCGGATTCGCTGAAATCAGCGCAGAAATTACGCGCGATTGGCTTGATTTCGCTCGGGCCAATCAAAGGCACAGTGAACAAATGGAAAACGACGTATTTTGACAATACGCCGATTCAAAACGAAAACGGCAAAGATGATAACGATACTGATAGTTTCAACTTCAAAAATACCGAAATTCAATTCACTCTCGGTACGCAAGATCAGTTGCCGTTAAAAGGATTTGAAGCAAGCGAGCGAGAAGTACCGGTAAACGCAGAAGTTAAGCACGCGCACCCGTTGACAAAAACGGTTATCGATCCGGATGTGTCACGCTTGCGCTTGACGCTGGCAGTAAGCGCGCTATTTAGCCAAAACGATCAAGGTGATACGCACGGAACAAGCGTTACGTTTGAGGTATTGATCAATAATTTGCCGCGCAATACTTACACTATTGAGGGTAAATCATCTTCACGCTTTTTCCGTAGCTATATTATCGAAAATCTGCCAGAAGTGCCGTTCACAGTGACGGTTAAGCGCGTTACAGAAGACAGCAAAAGTCAACGATTACAGAACGCGACAAGCTGGGCGAGTTATACGGAAATAATCGACACTAAATTGTCATACCCGAATATGGCGTTGGTGGGCATCAAGACCGATTCGCGTTATAACCCGAATTTCCCGAATATCAATTTTTTGTTGCACGGTCGCTTAGTCAAAATTCCGAGTAATTATGATCCGGTTGCCCGCACTTATGCCGCCGGGATTTGGAAGGGCGATTTTAAAGAAGACTGGACGAACAACCCCGCTTGGGTCTTTTACGATTTAGTCACCAATAAACAGATCGGCTTGGGTGAACGCTTAGGCGATTTCGGCGTTGATAAATTCCAGCTTTATCAAATCGCGCAGTATTGCGATCAGCTTGTGCCGGACGGCTACGGCGGGCAAGAACCGCGTATGACGGCGAACCTGTGGATCACCGACCAGCGCAGCGCATATGAAGTGTTATCCGATATGGCAAGCGTGTTCCGAGCCATGGTGATTTGGAACGGTCAGCAAATGACCGCGACACAAGACCGCCCTACAGATCCAGTTTGCACCTACACGCAGTCAAACGTAATTGACGGCAAATTTACCCGCCAATATGTGGCGCAAAAAGCAATTTATACTGCCGTTGAGGTGGAATATGCCGACAAGCGCAATATGTATCAAAAGGCGATCGAGTATGTGGCGGATGATGATTTAATCCGACGCTACGGCTACAACGTGAAGAAAATCACCGCGTTTGCCTGCACGTCGCGCGGACAAGCTCACCGCTACGGCAAATGGATCCTTGAAACATCCCGCCTTGAACAATGCACAATTACCTTTAGCGTTGGGCGTGAGGGATTAGCGCACTTGCCCGGCGATATCATTGAAGTTGCCGACAATCGTTATGCCAACACAAATTTAGGCGGACGAGTATTATCCATTAACGGCAAGACCGTTACGCTAGATCGCCCGATTGATTTTACCCCCGATAGCTACCTTGGCTATTTAAGCACTGAGGACGTGGCGGAAATTGTACGCGTGAAAATTTTAAGCGTTGACGACAAACAGCGAGTAAATTTAGAACGCGAACCAGCTGGGTTGGTGGAAAATGCGAATTGGACGCTACACACTGCGCAAGTAAAAACGCAACTTTACCGGGCGATCGGCATTGCGGAAAATGAAGACGGTTCGTTCGCGATTACCGCACTTCAACACGAGCCACAGAAAGAATCTATTGTGGACAATGGGGCAAATTTTGAACCATCAAGAAGCACATTACACCAAGGCGGGTTAGTCCCTCCAAGTTATCCTGATGTAACCACTGACGGCGGCACAATTAAGATAAACTTCCAACCTCCGCCGAATTTTGTTGGGCAGGGGCTAAAATATCAGGTCAAGTTATATCGCAACGGCAACCTTTACAAGGTATACGATGATTTGCAAGATTCATCGTTGGCATTTAACGACCTGCCGGACGGCGAATATGTTGCCGAGATCCGTGCCAAAAATAGCGCCGGTCAATTGTCAGAGCCGATAACAAAAGCTTTTAGTGTCAATTTTAATATTACGCAGCTTGTTACCGTATCAAAAGTTTTTGGCATTGATTTGAGCTGGAAAAATCCGCTATTTGCCGCGCCAAACGCATCTATCGAAATTTGGGTAAGTAACGATAATCAGCTTGCCAACGCCCGTAAATTAGTCGCTCTCGCATACCCTACAAATAGTTACAGCTACACCGGCTTAGGTGCGGCAGAAACTTATTGGTTTTGGGCACGCATGGTAAACAAGGACGCGGCGGGGCGGTTTACTGTGGCGGCTGAGGGCATTACTGAACGCTCGCCACAGAAACTTGTTGACGCGCTGCACGGCGCGATTACCAAGAGCGAGCTATCGCAAGAGCTGATAAAGCAAATCAACTCAACCGAGGGCGTGGCGGAAGCTAAAGAGTTAGCGAGCGCAGCGAAACAATCGGCGCAAGAAGCGTTAAACAAAGCGCAAGCGGAAGCGCAGGAAAGGGCGAAAGCGTTACAGGCAGAAGCGCAAGCTCGCGGCAATGCGGTTAAACAGCTTGAAAACGTTGATAAACAGCAGGCGCAAGCGATTAGCCAAGTTACCGCGAAAGCTGAAAGCGCGGTTAGCGGGCTGGAAACGGAGAAAACCGCGCGAATAGCCGGCGACCAAGCCGAAGCAAAAGCGCGCGAGACGCTAACAAACCGCGTAGGAAATGCAGAAAGCAGTCTTAACACGCTATCGGAAACGGTCACGCGCGAAAACCAAGCGACAACACAACGCTTTGCCACAATGCAAAGTGCGGTAGATAGTGCGAAATCCAGCATTAGCACGCTTGAAAAAAACGTCGCGGAAAGTAACCGCACTACGGCAAGCAAGCTATCCGAACTGACCGTGCAGGTAACCGACGAAAGCAATATGTGTCTAAATCCGTCTATGACGAAAGATACAGCCGGCTGGAATAGCTACATGAAGCGCGAGCAGGTTGGCGGCGAATGGGTCGGTTTGGCGACGGGGCGCGATAACAATTACGGCGAGTTTTTCCCCGTGAGTGCGGGTGAAAAATATCATGTGTCAATGCTTGTAAAAAACAAGGACGCGACGCAGGAAATTACGCTTGGATTGTTTGTTAAAGGTACGTCGAGCTGGTGGCCAGTAGTAACTCGAGTACAGCCAAGTCAGGCGACTGATTGGGTGAAAATCGAGGGAACTATTACGCTTTGGGCTGGTGTACGTGAAGCGCAGTTATTTGTGCTGATCGAGAAAAACAACGCGCAGGCGGGTAGCTGGTACATTAAAAACGTTACGCTTTACCGTGAGGGGAAAGCCTTAAAAGCGCGCGTTGCGGAACTTGGTGCGACGATTGCTGATTTGAACGGCGAATTGTCGGCAACAAAAAGCAGTGTGGCAAGTGTTGAGCGTAGTGTAACCGGTGCAAACGGTGAAATTACGACAATCAAAGCGAACGTGACTGCCGAGCAGCAAGCGCGAATAAACGGCGACAAGGCAAACTCTGACGCAATTAATAATTTAACATCTCGGGTCGGCTCGGCAGAATCGACTATCAACGGAGTTAAATCCACCGTTGCAACGGAAAATAAAGCCACCGCACAACGCATTGCGACGTTGCAGACAAGTATCAATGGCGCAACTGCGAGTGTTAACACCTTATCAAAATCAGTAACGGATTTATCAGGTAAATTATCCGCAACGCATACCATTAAAACACAAGCGATCGGCGGCGGTCGTACTGCTATCGCAGGTATTGCACTGGGCGCAAGTAGCGATGGCAAAACCGCCGAAAGCTCTGTTATTGTTATGGCGGATAAGTTTTCGGTTGTGAAAAATGCCGCTGATAATCAAGTTAAGCCGGTCTTTACCATTGCGAACGGTAAAACTGCGTTAAGTGGCGATATTGTCGTAACCGGGGATTTGGTGGGTAATAAATTCACTGGCGGCGAGATTGATATTAGCGGTAAAGACGGCGTGCTAAAAGTTGGGCGCAGCGGGTCTTTTGTTATGCGCTCAAGTAATCAAAACCGCGGTCTCTACATTGATAGTCAAATAATTGTTGTTTATGACGAAAATGGACGCGTTCGCGTTAGAATGGGGAAATTACGATGATTAAAATCTTTTTTTTATCAATGGTGGCAGCTTTAGGGCTGCTTTTTTATTGGCTCAAAAAGCGTAACAAAAAACGAAAAGGAGGTGATATGAGCGAATATGGCATACAGGCGTTTTATCCCGACGGAACGGCGGTATTTGATTCGACGGTGAAGAAATTCAGACTGGTTGCAAGCGAAATAATTACTTCGGATCGTGAGTACACATTTAACTATCCGATACAAAAAGGCGAACAACTAGCCACATGGCTTATCCCTCAAGGGGTTGTTACTGGGTACGGTTGGGCGACCTTGGTTTCGACTAATGGTGGTCAAGTCACTTGCAAGCCAGCTGGGCAAAAAGGCGTTACTTACAAATTAATTATAGGAGTATTTTAAATGAGCAACTATGGTATCGAAACCGCAGATATTACGATTGACGCTAAGTACCGGGGTTATGTATTGAAAGCGGTGCATAACTTAACGCAGAATTGCACGGGGGAGCATGACTACGGTTATTACAAGGAATATGATTATGACGGTCATTATGTTATCGACGGTGCGCCCGATGATGTTTACGTTGTAACAGATCTTACGCACAACGATCAGCTTAACCTTAATCATAATCAAGGACTTCGTGGAGTAACTCTGAGTTATGCTGATAATGGTGCTGCTGTTTTCAATTTCTGCCCGCCTGTGGTTGGCACAAAAGCAAAATTGACAGTATACCAATATACATTGGCACATAAGAGTGTAGAAAATTACGGAATTGAGGTTTATGACGAACACGGGAATGTTGTGTTTAATTCGTCGGAAAAACCTTTGTTGATCTTTGATTCAATCAGACTAGGCAATCAATCCCAGGTTATTCGCAAGTATAATAAGAGAGTTGGAATTATTGCCACTCCGCTTAATACCATTATGGGGCAGACTTTCGGAGTATATCAAGAGTTGCCACAGTGCCTAAAAGCTAATGATTCGACAACGGTTGCTTACAGCTGTTGGACATCGGTAGAAGTTGACGGCGAATATTTCGGAAACTCCGTACTTGCCGTACCGTTCAGCGAAAACTACCACACAATGCTTGTAGCTGACTTGTCTAATGTTTAATTAAAAAACAGGAGTAACCCAATGAAATTTATTGAAAAAAATATCGAAGAACCACGCACTGGCGCAGTAGCCAGTCATCACGTTATTACCTCATTTAGCTTGGATTACGGCGCAAATACAACCACCGTTACCGTGGCAGCGTATGTGTCGAAAGCGAAAAAAGACGAGGGGAAAGAAGCCTTATCGGTTAGCACGTTTACGCTTCAAGCCGTTCCGGACTGGTCAGAAATGCCCTACGAATGGGCACTGAAAAAATTAATTGAGCCGCAGCCGGAGGGATTTGTGCCGGAAACTTATTACGGTTATGTAAACCCTTACACTTACGCAGGCGGCAAAATTAAAGACCAATAATGTAATATTTGTGGTGAGAAGAAAAGAGGGGCCATTCCCGCTTTTTTACATCCTCAATTCTCCAAGCCCCCCATTATCAAAAACTCCGCTATAAGTTCGTCCAATATCTCTCGCTCCTCTTGATTGCCTTTAATTAGCTCAAGTTCGTCATCAATATAAGATAACAGGATATCTACGCCAAATATATTAATGATTGGGTGATTAAGAGATGATAACCAAGTTTCAAATTGTTTTTTCATTGCCTACTCCTATGTTGTTTTGTTAGCGGTCATAGAGTAGGGCAGATTAAAAGTGCGGTGAATTTTGTTGATGACATTTTGCGATCTGCTTCGCAAAAATAAAAAATAGGTGGGTGAAAAGTGAGGGGCTTTACGCCCCCTTTTCTATAAATCGTTTCCTCTTATCCATTCATCAACCTTATCAGCCCACCTTTGCAGCATTTCTCTGCGTTGTTCGGCATATTCGGCTTTGTTATAAACCGCTCTCACGCCTTTTTGTTCGTGCGCCAGACTCTTTTCAATCCAATCACTGTTGAAGCCTATTTCGTGTAATAGCGTAGAGCCGGTGCGCCGTAAGTCGTGGACAGTAAATTCATCTATAATTTGTTCGTTGCGGTTAATGTGTTTGATGCAATTTGCGATTACTCGATTTAGTGAGCTACTTGCGATTGGTTGACGGCGATTAATCCGGCCAGGCAACAAATAAGGGGAGCCCTCAGAGTAAATCTGAAACGCCACAATTAGATCTAAGGCTTGTTCCGACAAATAGACATTATGCGATCGTTTCGCTTTCATTCTTCCCGCCGGAATTGTCCAAACTTTATTTTTAAAGTCCACCTCGTCCCATGTTGCATTGACTAATTCACTCTTGCGAACCAGTGTAAGCAAAATAAATTTTACTGCTTTTTTTAACGCAAAATCAGATTGAGTTTCTTCAAGTGCGGTGAAAAAAATATGAATTTCGCGCGGCGTTAAAGCCCGTTCACGCTTTTTGAATGTAGCAATAGATGAATTTGCTATTTCGTCCGCAGGATTTGCGAACTTATGGCCGCGTTGAATTGCATAGCGGTAAATGTTGGCGAGCAGATCGCGCACCAAAATAGCCGTAGAGGGCGCGCCTCTGTCTTTGATTTTTTCGCAGTGCCGCCGGATTTCGTCAGTTGTGATTTCCGTCATCAGTTTATTGCCGAATGTGGTTTTAATATCGCGCTCATAAGTGGCAATACGTAAGGCTTTGGTGCTTTCAGCCAGTTTCACGTCATCAAGATATTTCTCGGCAAATACACAAAAGCGATCGGCATTGCGGATTTTATTTCGCTCGTTGCGCTTTTGGCTCGCCGGGGAAATGCCCTCACTAACCAGTTTTCGCGCAATCATGAGCTTTTCTCGGGCTTCCGATAGATTTATTCCGTCTGCACCATATTTGCCAATAGTGAGCGTTTCCCGTCTGCCGTTTATCCGGTAGTCGTAGCGAAAAGTTACGGTGCCGGTCGGCGTAACGGACACATAAAGCCCGTCCCTATCGGCGACTTTGTAAAGTTTGTCTTTGGGTTTCAATGATTTGATTTTTGAATCTGTCAGCATTTTATTACGTCACTTATACCGTCATGAATTTGACGGTATTTTGGATCTTTTTAACGGTGTGCGCAATACTGTACCGTCAAAAATGCTGTTAGAAAATTGAAATACTCTGAAATAGTATGAAATGATATGAAATAGAAAAGCCCCGTTATAACAGGGCTTATAGCTATTTTTGAAATGATATGAAATGCAAAGAAATGCGGGGTTATCATTCCCACTCAATAGTTGCCGGCGGTTTACCGCTAATGTCATAGACTACGCGGGAAATGCCGTTCACTTCATTGATGAT